GTCATGCTTCTTAACTGTCTTAATTGACTTCTATTCATTTTGTGTCTATGAATTACATATTCACATTCTTCCATGTTAGTAGCATTAGGGTCTGGATAAAAATCCCAACAACTAACAAACTCTATTCTCGGTACTCTAACTTCTAATGGGTTATAAGTTCTATTACCTTCTTCATCTGTTTCCCATTTATGAAGTTTCTTATTAAAGTTAAATGGTCCTTTTACAATCCCTGTGCCTAACAAAGCAGATTCTAAAAGAGCATTTCTCATTTCAGCATTACCATTAGATTCTTCTATTTGGTCATGAATAAGTTTTTCCATTCTTCTTGCAGCTTTTTGTGCAGGAGATATTTCTAAAACTTGAGGGTCTGGACTAGCTCCATCTTTTAATATACCTAAACTTTTTGCTTGGTCTTCAATGCTATCTTCAAAAATACCATTGTAATATGTAGCTCCGGGCTTTAAAGTTTTACCATCACCTTCGTAACCAACATCATAAGGATTTACATTAGTACCTTCTCTATTACCAATATCATCAGGTATTTCACCTTCAGTTGTTTCTAATCCGGGAGTAGGATTACTTGTATCTAAATGTGCGTAGTCTGTTTCGCCTTCAGGGATTTTAGTTTCAGCAATTCCTATAGGGAATTTACCTGTACCAAAGATAACATCAACTAACTGTCCAAAAGCTGCAAGTACTTTAGTTTTAGTAACTTTTACAAATACTCTAGACTTTTCAGATTCTCTAAACTTAACACTCTTAGCGTATAAGCCTCTGTAGTTTTCGTATGCTTTTAACCAACGAGTCTCGTCAGTTTGTCTAGCATCTTCAGCAATTGCAAATCTATCTTTAATAGTTCCTATAAGATTTCTTTGCTGGTCTTCTTCAAGAGTAAGTTGTACTCCAGACTCACCTTCAACTTCTTCGTAGATACTATTAGCGTTTAAAAATGTATTTGTATTCTCTGCCATATATTAATAACCAAAAGTTGAATCAGAAGGACTAAACATATCTGATTTTATTCTTAACATCCTATCTTGTGGATGGTCCATTCTAGGTCTACTCATTAACATATACCTTAATGCATCATATGCATGGTCAGGTGCATGAGTATCCACATCTTCAGGATTAGACTTAGAAAGAGGCAAAGCCTGTATTTCTTTTATTAGATTGACACATGTGTTAAATATTTGCAACCTAGGTCTTCCTGTATTATTATTCTTACGTAAGTACTCATGTATTTGAGTCTTACCTGCTAATCTATTTTTATCAGCTCGTCTTAGTTTATGTCCTTTATTAACTAATATTTCACCAATCGTAGGACCTGTATAACCTGTCCTAGACCATGCTGCTGTATCAAGTACTCCAGCTATGGATTTTATTTCTTCCATTTCCATTTCTGTAATGGTGTCTCCGAGTGCTTCTCCTGTCAGACCTTTTTTGTATAATTCTCTATATATAATAATGGTCTTATCTTCAGGGTCGATAGCAGCCCAAAGACAACAACTTTCTGCAGCATAACCGTAGTCTACTGCTTTAACTCTTTCCCACCACCCGGGTAATTCAAAGGGTGGTATGACGTGTGTTTCTGTCTCAAACTCTGCGAATGCTGCTCCTTCTGAGATATCCCAGTTACCTTCCAACAACTGTTTACGTTGTATGGCTGGTAAGGATTGTAGCATCCTTTCGTATTCACCGTCTTCAGCAAGGTGAGGATTATCCTGTAACAATGCTGGTATAAACTTTCTACTGAGACCGTCTTTACCTTCAAAACTTGTATTATGTTCTGCTGGTTCTACGTATCTCTTTTTAACCCAAGCAGCTCCAACACCACCGGGGTTAGCTGTACATCTTAGATAAGTTTTAATTTCTGGATTAGTAGTTCTCAAACGAGAAGCTAAATAGTTCCATCCAAACTCTGTGGGTAAGTGAGTTATCTCATCAAACCCTATCCAACTGTACGCTTGTCCTTGATAACGATAAACATCTGCATCTCGTTCCAAGAACCCAAATTCAATCTTTGCTCCACTTGGGAACTGCCATAACTTTTCTACTTCTTTAAACTTAGCACCTTTAAAGGCTATCGGATAAAGCTCTCGAGACTTATCTATAAGTTCTCTTAGTTCTGGCATAGACCTTCTAAGTATCAAAGCTCTATGCTCTGTTATGTGGCAGTATCGCAATGGGTCTATTAACATTGCAAAACTTTTACCACCTCCTGCTGCACCACCGTAAAGAACATCTTTCTCACCTGCAGCTAGAAAGTCTGTCTGTGGTCCTTCGTTTGGCATAAAAGCCACATGAGAACCAGTAGTATCTAAATGTTGTTGTATAGCATCAGGAAGCTCTTTTGCTTCTGATTCTGTTATAACATTAGATGTTAAAACTTTCTCTTCTTTGTCAAGTTCTTTCTTGACTCTAGCTAAACTTCTTGTTAGCTTTTGAACTTTCTTACTTTTTTTGTTAAGTTTATTCTTTGCTTGTAAAGCTAACTTAATGTCAGAAAGTTCTGAATTTTTTGGTCTACCGGGTCTAAGCCTTGGTGTACCGTCTTTCTTTAGTATATAACTCCCATCTGGGTTTGTCAAGTACTTTTTAGAATTATCTTCCATAAACCTTGTCTACGTGTTTTTTCAATCCGGGTCTAGACATCTTTCTTCCTGTCTCTGCCTCTAACCAATCTACTCCAATACCTAGACTAATTTCTCCGTGAAAGACTGCTTCAGATACTTCTTTTAATACTTTTAGTTCTTCTTCTATAGGTCTAAGAAAAGAATCAGTATCTTCATCCATCTCATATCCAAAAGGTATGGTTGAGGAAGTTCTTGTTATATATCCTTCTTTCATTTTACTTTTCTGTAAGCTCTTGTTTTTCTTGCAACTTTCTTTGGTTGCTTACTGTGTTGCTTTCCTTTTTTAGTATCTTCTCGTTTTTTTCTAGTTGATTCAGCATACTCCTTAGAAGATAATGCCTTAATAGCCTTCTCTGGGAGATACCTTTCACCCGTTTCTGACGATTTCTTACCACTCTTGGTACGCCATTTTTGTTTAGTCCAAGCTCTAAGACTTCTTTGACTTTCTTTTAGTGACATTCTTTTTCTCTGGTGTTAAACACTTTTTAAATAGTTTAGCATATACTTTGTTTATTTTATCCATCATTTTAATCATAAATTCTTTAATCCTTTTCATATTACTTATAGCCTCCCCCTTTGGCTTTATATTCTTTTGCAAGGAGCTGGGCTTTTCGAGCAGACCATTGTCCGGCTTTACCACCTTTGGTACCGGCTTTGATACTGTTGAAAAGCCTCTTACGCATAGTTGGCTTGGTATAATTACCAGCACTATTCACAGTTGACTTACTCTTCTTCTTTGTTGGCATCTTTGTCTCCTTTCTTTCCAAATATTGCATCCCAGTTATCAGCATACTGTTTAGAATGTATGTTGACTCTTGGAGCTGCTCCTTTGCCTCCGTGCCACGAAGGTCCATAGACTCTACCCTTATTCTTTTTACTAGACATAAGGACAGGTTTCTCGTTGCTTCCTAGTTGTGGCATCTTACCACTTTACCTTGTCAGCCCAATATGCTGCAGACATTTTGCCTTTAGCAATGTTTTTACCGTGTCTTGCTTTAAAAGACTTTCTCTTTGCTTTCATTCTAGCTGATTCACCTGCTTTAGGTTTACCAGCAGTCTCGGCACCTTTTTGACCAAACCTAATAGTCTTAATCTTATCACCTTCTTTAGCCACAACAATGTGTGACTTAGTCTTGTGACCCGGAGTTCTTTTAGGTTTATTAAAACCACTAACTCCTGCTCTTTCTAATCTACTATCTTTTTTCTTAGCCATTTAGTGTACCTTCCTTTCTTCTAATTGTATATCATGTTGTAGTTCTTGTATCTCCCCAAGAACCAACAATCCGTATTGTATAGCTATTCTATTTGCTTCAGCTACTGTTTCTGCTTTAATGTATGGACCTATTGCTGCTCCATCTTCATTAACGTGTTCAGTTATCCAAATTCTAGTCATATTCTGCATCCTCTGCTTCTATAATTACCGGTGCTTTATCAGGCATAAGAAAGATACCACCACTATTCATATTGTGATTAATATCTACTTTATCTACTTTAGAAACTCCAACTCTATCTAATAAAGTCTGTGCAGCAGCTAATTTATTATTAGCTTGTACTATAGGTCTTTTAGATTCCATTATCTCTACCACTTTAAAAGCTGCTTTAGGGGCTGAGTTAGCTAGTATCTCTTGAGTGAGTTCTAGTATCTCAGACTTTAAAGTCTTTACAACGTGATGATAATGAGAAGAATAACCAGCAAGTTCAGCAGCTTTCTTTGCATCACCATTAGTATCTACTAAGTGTTCAAGGAAAGACTTCTGCTTATCCGTTAGTTCTCTTTTTGTTGTTGTTTTATTTACACTTGGTAATATAGCCATGAATCTAGTATACACATCCATTTGAAACTTGTCAAGCTTTAAAGTTTTTTTATGAAAGACTTGACAAAAGTGGAATGCATTGTTATACTAAACGTAGTGTCCCTCCCGGGTCAACATATACCCACAACACCCTCATCAAACAATTGACTGCCTAGTAGACAGGAACTTATTGTGGGCGAAATAAATACCTTTAAAGTCTTTAAAGATTTTAGAGTTTTAGTGTCGGGGCGTTAACTAGTTCTAGTTAATGACCATTATCCTAGAAAATGTATAATCATGCTATAGATATATAGGGTAGAGGGTATGGTCTCCTGCCCACCCCTAAATAGATTTGAGATTGTATAACTTCAGACCTCTGTGGTTTCTACTCACTTGAAAGGCTTCGGAGTTCCTCATGCTATTCAGTAGATATAAAGCATAGATAATCTTTTGTCTTTACCTTGATTGCTTCTTCGTAACTTTAAAACTCAATAGACTTTAGAGTCTTGAAGCCTTTCATGTTGCTTTCTCAGTGCAATTCATCTTATTTAGGTAGCAAACTTTCTACTGCTTGACACTCTCTGCAGAGGGCTTGTCAGTCTTTATCAAAGCACTCAAAGTATTTCCATATTGTACATTGTTGTAATGGATTTATAAATACTTGATAATCTTTTGTGGTTAATGTATCATTACTGGTTTCCTAAAGCTTACTTAGTATTAAAGGTAACTTTTGTTGAGAAACAATTCTACTGTCTCGTGAAAAGGCATCAAAAGTCATATGTCATCTCCTATTTAAGCTGGTTTACGATATTATAAAGATTTTAAAGTGACAAATGTTTACACATTATCTCGAAGACTCGATAATCTATAAAACTTTTACTGCGTAAAACTCAAGCATTTGCAACTCTAAAATCTAATAATCTCTGCAAACCATAATAGGAGATAAATATGATTTTAATAACCTTTTCAAATAACGAGACTTTAGAATTTAAAACAGTTTCTCAAGCAAAAGATTACAGCTTAGCTTTAATACTAAGTGGAATCCAAGCTTTAGGAATCGTCAGTAATAATACTGATGACCTTAACCACTTGCAAGATTATATTGCAAGTATTTATAAATCCATTACTTAAAGGAGTACAATATGGAAAATACATTTGATATAAATAGCTTTGATAAAGATAGAACTACAAGCCCTGCTTCGTTCAAACAATGTCAAGCAGTAGGATATAAGTTTGCTAAAACAG